CTTACCTTCAGACTTATCCTTGTTCTTCTTCTCTTCAGTCCACTTCTTGAAGCCGTCCATCACCTGCTTGTAGGTAGAGGACTTCTTATCCTTCATCGCCGTAGACACGGCGACTTCAGGATAGGTCTTTCGAGAATCAGGATTCGGGTTCGAGACTTTCTTCTTACCGCCGTCCCAAACTTCCTTCATGTATTCAATGAAGTCCTTGCCCGGACCTTTGCCCTTGGGCTTGGCTTCGCCCTCGCCTTCTTCAGCGAGGCGGGACAAGCCCGCGAGAATCGCGCGGCGAGTGACGTTGCCCTTCGGCATCGTCGATGCCAAGCGGATCAACGTAGAACGGTCATGGGAAGCAAGTTTACGCATGAAACCTTTTGGTTTCGGAGATTTCAACAGCACTAACCATCGTCCATGCGATAGCCGTGTTAGCGGTACTCAGATGATCTCGGTTTAGAATTTGGTACGCCAATCAGGTTCCGGTTCCGGTTCCGGTTCCGGTCTTCTATCGGAATACTCATCAATCACCCTGCCGAGTGTGAGTCTTACCCTTTTTCTAAGCGACTCCCTTTGGGAATAATTGTTTTTTTTACGAGATACATCATCCATTAGTTCTTTTAAGTCGCTCTCAACGGCATCTACATACGCTATTAGCGCACCACGATCTTTCTTATTATTTTGTAACTTGATGTAGTTCTTTTGCATATTTTTAAGCGCGCTGTATTTATTCTTAGGATTAGGGTTCTCCGAGATAAAACTCTTCAAATCCTTATCGACTAAAGCTATTGCTTTAGATGCAGTATCTTTTTTCAGCTCCTTATTTACACCCTTCCTCTCTTCGTTCCACTTCTTGAAACCGTCCATCACCTGCTTGTAGGTAGAGGACTTCTTATCTTTCATCGCCGTAGACACGGATACTTCAGGGTACTTGTCTCTGGTCTTAGAATTCGGGTTCGAGACTTTCTTCTTACCGCCGTCCCAAACTTCATCGAAGTAGTCTTTGAATACGTCAGTTTGAGTCAAGCCCGCAAGAATCGCGCGGCGGGTTTCATCACCCACAGGCATCGTCGAGGCCAAGCGGATCAACGCCGAACGGTCACTAGAAGCAAGTTTACGCATGGGGCTTGTCCCTATTCAGGTTACAGCAAAGGATAACGTATAGTGGGATTAACATTAGGTCAAGTACGCCAGAACTTCATACTTGTCATTATCTAAGCGCGAGTATTGCAAGTGCAGCATCGTGTTGCGAATCTGCACGGGCGAGAATGAATTAGCCGGATTCGTGAAGGCGAGTTCGACATTGAGCGAACCGCTTTCACGGCTGAACAAATGCGAACTCACGACCTCACCGAGTTCAATCCCAAAGTCGGCTAGAAGATCAAGCGCCAGCGTGTACCCGCGAGTAGGCTTCTCGAAACGGCCATTGCCGTCCAAGCCCTTGCGCTGCATCACGTCATTGGCAAACTGAATCGTCTTGCGGTCTACAACGCCGTTTTCAAGTCCGGCCTTGCGAGCGAGAACACGACTAGCAGATGCGAGCATAGATCGAACTTCCTCACCACCTAATGAACGAAGCATCTTGGCGAATTCGCCTTGAGCGCCAGGTTCACGCTCCCAACTGACGTACCATTTGTCGCCGTACCGCTTAAAGTAATAGCGGTTGAATGAAAACCCTTCGCTCGAAGGATTTATCATGCTCTTGAACTTCTGCGTAAACTTCTGAACAAGCGCCGAATTCAGCACGGCATTAGAAGTAGTCTTAAACTGATACTTGGGGGATTCTTCGATTTCAGGCTTTTTGCGGAAAAAGTCTAAGAAGCCCGCTTGTTTGGAAGCACGAACCTGACGACCTTCCACCGTAATCTCTCGCTCGACCGCACAAGCAGGGCGACGAACGATCAGGCTATCGCTGACTTTTTCGCCCCACTTCGCGCAAAACTCGTCCTCGTGCAAAATCCGAAACGTCTTGTCTGGATTCGGGATGTTCGAATCCATGACGTGAACGTAACGACCGTCCGGCCCATCAGTCACGTCGGCGACGACTGAAGCGTGCGACCACGGACGACCCTCGGGATTCCAAGCGATAATCACGGGCGTTCCGGCGTCGGTCCATTGCTTGAGCATGGTGACCGTGGCGGGAACGACTAAACTGCCACGAAGTCCGAAGTATTGCAGCGTGGCGAGAATAGACTCCCACGACGCACCGGACATTGGACTCGCGCCCAAAATCTTATTCACGTCGGCTTCGGTTTGGTCTTTACCGTGAGCCTGTAAGCAAGCCGCGATAGAGGTCGCACAACAAGTGAACTGCGTCTCTTGTCGCAAACCAGGAACAGCGGCTCGGGCTTTACGGTTCATTAGACCACCGAAGAAGTGCTGCAAACAAACAGGTATAGCCGAAAAAACGAAGCCCCGCACACAATTTGTGTACGGGGCCTTGGGCTAAATCAACCTGCGGGATTAGATCGAAGAGCGCAGGTTGAAAGTGACGACGACGTAAAGTAACGGAAAGACCGGAGCGATTGCCGCCGTGACTTCGCAGACCGTGGGGTCATCGGGGCTGACCCGCGCCGAAACGCCCGTGAAGCCCGTGATAATCTGCGCCGCCACCAAGTCCTTGAGCGTGGAAGAAAGTTGGCCCTCGATTTGGCTCGTGATGCCAGGCAAGAACTTCACGCCGACGAAACGATCCAGCGTCGCGCGAGCCTGCTTTTGAACCTCGTCGGCAATCTGAATCACCGTCGGCGTCTTGGTCAGGATGTTGCTCATATCCGTCGTGAAGCCTTGACGGATGCGGATCACCGAGTTGAGGTTCTCAATGACCGTCACGCCCTTGACCGCGACCTGATTCTGCTCCACCGCGTCGAGCGGGCGGGCCAAACGGTCAAAGCCAAAGATGCGCGTGTTGGTCCAAGGCGTCGCAACGTCCACCGTCGAGGCCACGCGAGTACCCGCCGTAGCAGCGGCCAAGAACGTACCGTCCACCAAGTAGGAGTCGGTCGTCGCATCGGCGCGAGAAACCGTCAACGTAGCGATGTCGGGGTAGACCATACGCATACGGGTACGGGCGATACTCGATGCGATGTTGCCTGCGTCACGCGGCTGCGTACCCGCCGAGAAACCGCAAATCGCCGTGCGCTCCGCACGGTAACGGATGCTCGACTGAATGTCGCAATGCTTGGCAAGATACGAGAACAGCGTCGCGTCGTCACCCTTGAGCGGGACCAAAATATCAGGGTACACGCCGCCCGGAAGCGCACCTTCGCAATCGTCAATCGCCGCGATATACGCCGCCGTGGACGAAGAATCGTTCGTCCCGTCCGCGTTGCTGTCTTGGTCTTTCGGAACCTGCTTGACCGCGACCAACACCGCACCGTTCAAGAGCGTCAAATAGGACGCCAGCGAAACAGGGTTCGTCGGGCTGTTCGGGCCGTAGGCGGCTTCAATCGCCGAAAGCCGCGTATACAACTGCGCCGAGAAGTCCTGCTTGCGGAAGTTGTAGGTGACGTAGTAAACGTCGCCCACCGCAGGCTGCGCGCCGCTACGATTGTGCGTCGTGACCAACGCCGTGTCGCCCACCGCCACACCCGTCGTGTTCGCCACGATGAGTTGAATGCCCGGCACGGCGTAGTTCGGCAGGTTCGAGTCACACGTCGCATTGACGCGGACCTTGAACGTGAAGCTCTGGCCCGCAGGATAATCCGCGCCGCCCGCACGAGCCAAAACCGTGAAAGTCAGGCCCGTCACGAGGTCGCGGTAGGTCTGACCAACCTGACCGTCTTGACCGTCGCCGGAGTTGAGCAGCGAGTTATTGACCGAGCCGGAACCGTTGGCCGGATCGCTCGACGTGACGAAGAAGCCGTCGATAGCCGCTTCGCCCACGTTGCCGTCACCGACGACCACGCCAAGGCCCACGCCCGGACGCAACGCCGTGCAAGACTCAAAGGCAAGGCTGGAAGCCGTGCCCAACGTGAGGCTTTGCAGATAGAGGTAATCCGCGCCCGCCTGATCGCTCACGGTCTTGGCAATCGCCAACTCCGTGAAGTAACCCGCGTCAGGACTTGCGAAAGTCAGCAGGTAGAGGTCAACAGTCGCGTTCGCGTTCGCCATGAGGCCGGAAACAAGAACCTGCGGCGTGAGGACCGTCCGGCTGAAAGCCGCGTTCGTCGTGAAGCCGAGCGTGCTGTTCGCGTTGCCGTCGCCAATGACGATTTGCGCCGAGGCTTCCGAAGAACCGGAACGGAAGCGGATACCCGCGCCTTCCTGTCGAACGGAACCCGTGCCCGTGATCGCATCGTCAATCTGCCAAAGAACCGAATTGACAAGACTGATGGGGCCGAACGGAACGTCCGCAGAGCCGCCGACCGGAATCGCCACACCCGCCGCATCCGTGAAGACCACGGTGTACGGCTGGCCGTCCATCGTGAACTTGAACACGTTGTTCTGGTCGTTGACGCCGCCCGCCGCGTAGAACGTCAATTCGGGCTGGCTATTCGCCGCCTGAGAAGCGTAACTCACGCGGCCAAAAGCCGTCGCCTCCAAGATCGTAGCGCGAAGGCCCGCGTAGCCGCGCTCTTGGGGAACCAAGCCCGCCTGATTCGCGCCCGTGCCGCCGACAATCTGCAACTCACATTGATCGAGTTGGGACTTGCCGTCGATGGAGCCGGAACCCGGAACAATGCGGTTACGCAGCACGATCCGGTCATAAAGCAGCGGGGCAACGCCGATGGAAACCGCACGAGCGATTTCGCCTTGGAACAACTTGGTCTGATTTCCAAGAGCCGCCGCAGCCGTGCTCAAGCCTGCGGTGATGCAGAAATCACGGGCAGCGGCGGTCGTGATGAACTCCAAGAAGCCATTGCCATCAACGGGGTCAAGCGTAAGAGCGAACTCCAACTGACTCGACGTATTCGCCGTGACCGCAACGCTGAAGGTGCCAACGCCAATCGCCGCAACAAGCGCCGCATTTACAGCAGCGGCCAAAGCGGACGCCGTGTTGTAAGTGCCCACAGCAATCGTCGCCGTCAGATTGCCGGAAGCGCCGGATACGTCGCCCGTGTAGTGAACGGTGATTTGGTCGTACTCGTTGACCGAAACCGTCAGCGGGCTAGAGAACCGCGTGACCGCCTTCAGCACGGGAGGCTCAAGCAACGCAGCCGAGTTGATCGCCGTGACGTAATTGGCAACCGTAGCGGCGGCATTAGCGGCAGCCGAAGCCTGAATCAAAACGCCGTCAACCAGCAAGTCAATCGCGTCGTTCGTCGCGTCAATCTCAAACGTCGCGCCGCCCGTCGCCGGATCGTAGGAAATCTCATTGCCCACGATCTGAGCGAAGAAGCCGCAGCCCGCTCCGGTCGGGTCGCTCAAATTGACCGAAACCGTGCCGCCGTCAACCGCGACATCGAACACGTCAGAATCAGTCGTGACGGGGTAGTAAGGGCCGTGCGAGGGGACTGTGTATTTCGCCGGAGTCGCCGCACGCTGCGCGAACTCGACGGTCACATCCTCGGCAACCGGACCTTCAAAATCAGTCGCCGTGTAGGGAGTCTCGAAGCGAACGTCAGGCAAACGCTCGCTGCCAGAGGGGAACTGAATCTGCACGGTCGCCAAGCCCGCAGACTTGGAACCGAAGGACGGAATCAAAACCTGCGCGCCGTCCTGATTCGTGATCGAATAGGTGCCGACGCCGGACGGACCCGCCGTTTGCGCCGTGACGGTGTATTCGACGTCCTGAATCGTGTTGTAATAGAACGTCGCGTAAACCGTCGCGCCGACAGGTACAGGCTCGGACAGCGTAATCGTCGCCGTGTCCGATTCGACCTTAGTGACCGTCACACGGCCACGCTCAATCGCGTCCTGAAGCGAAAAGCCCCAATACGCGAAAACGAGGTCCGGACGATTCGTGGGCAAATCGACGCGGCCATTAGCGACCTGATTGAACGTCGTCGAACCGAGCGGGCTGTTACGACCGTTGCCCGTCGTAGGAGTCAGCGGCAGTACGAACTGAACGCGATCCTCAACCGCAGGATTTACGCTCGTATTGACGAAAGCCTCGCAAGGGGCCAGATACTCACGAACGTCAACCAACGTCGGGAGAACCTGCGACTCGCCGAAAAGCGCGCCGCCAGCCGTGTGCTCTTCGGAAGCAACGGTGACCGCCGTGCCCCACAGGATTTGGTCATCCTGAAGCACGAAGTCCACGTTCTCAACGTAATCATCACGATCCGGCGTAATGCCACAAAGCGTAACTTCGGTCACGCCGCGATTGGCGAGATAGTCGAACGTATCCTGCCAAGAGTTGAAGTGGTATTGAACCGTGACCGTTGCGCCGCTTTGGGGAGCAAATGGGAGGGTTACGGCACCGGACTGACCATCAACGGCGGTCGGGATGACCTGCGTGCCATTGACCTTCACCGTCACGTCAGCCGGATCGGTCGTGGTGATACCGCCATTCGAGCCGTCCACGATGGGACGCTGGAAGACGTAGAACACCTTGTTTCGCGCCGTGTACGCACCCGTCGTGAAACCGAGCGTGGCGTTCAGCGAACCGTTGCCGATCAAGACGTTGCGGTCAGCGGTGAGTTTGAGGACCGTCACGCCGAAGTTGTTGATCGCCGTGCTCGCCACAAGGCTCGTGCCCGTCGCCGCGCCATTGACGAACGCCGCGATTTGAGCCGCCGTCCAACCACCGACCGGAGAAGCCGCGACCGTAACAGTCAACGCCGTGGCATCGTCCACGGTGAGGACGAGTTCATCGTTAGAACCCGTTACCACGTCGTAGTTTTGACCGACCGCGCCGTAAAGCACGCCAGCGTCAGGCGTGACCTGATCGCTTACGGTGTCCGTAATCAGCGTGTCCGTGCGATTGAAATAATACGTCACCCGCACGTCGTCCGTCGCCGTAGGCTTCACGCTCAGGCGAAGGATGCCGCGCGCACCGTCGAGGTTGAGCACGACAACGGGAATGCCGTTGACGGTGACGGCGACAGAAGCCGTATCGGTCGCCGTCGTGCCCGAGCCGTTGCCGGAGACGATGGGATAGTTGCGGACCTGAACGCGGTCTAAAGTGCCGTCGAAAGCACCGAGCGTGATTTGTCCCGCAGGGCTGATATTTACAACAGCGCGACCCGACTCGTCCTCCTGCACAACACGCTGGTCAACCGACGCGGAAGAACCGCGCACGATTTCCAATGAGGATTGCGTGAGGATTTCAGAGCCAGGACCGATGATCAGCGGCAGGCGTGCAGCAGCACCCGCGCCCTGATTCGGCGGCTGAAGATTGGTCTGCGTGTAAACGCCCGGAGGCGCGTAGATACCGTTAGGGAAAGCCATTCGGGGACTCCATCACGTTCGAGTGCAAGCAGGTGATTTGTCGCCGCACCGGGCGTCAATCAAATCCGCGTATAATAAGGCTAACGTGATGAAGGAGGCCCGAGTGCCCATTTACGAATTCATCTGCAAATCCTGTGGCTTGAAGTTTGAGCGGACGATGCCAATCTCTAAGTCCGGCGAAAAAGCCAAATGCGAGTGCGGCACCGAAGCCGAGAGGTTACTTTCGACGTTCGGATTCGCGTTTGCCCACAAACCTGTGAACGGACCTGTGCCGCAAAATACAGGCGTGCATAGCGTCGATTACAATTACGACAAAGTGATCGGGCGCGATGCCGAGCAAAAGTGGAAGGTGATTGAGCAGCGCGACAAGGCCAAAGACGAGGCCATTCGTGACGCTCGACGCGAAGGCAAGAACGTCACGTCGCGCGATCAGTTAGTCGGAACGGCTGAAGGCGGCTACCGCCCGATTACTGAACCGGAACGAGTAGCCGCCAATCAGAATCGGGCCGTCGCCAACGAGGTTAACAAGGCGTTGTCCACGAAAGGCAAGAAGCCTTAAGCGGCCTTTGCCGCCTTCGCCGCCTTATCGACGGGGTGTAATCGACGCCTAATGCCGCTTACACCATCCAAACGGTTAGCACGCCCTGAAAAAACCGGAAATCGACATTCACTTTTTCGGTTTTTTGCACGCCACGAAACCGTTTGGATGGTATAAGCAGAATCTCAAGGAGCGGTGGATATGAGCACTCGATTCATGGTGGGCTTTGTCCTACTAACCATAGGCTTCACGGCGTTCGCAGCGGCACCCCGCGAGCCCCGCCACGTCGTCCTCGTGGACGGCGTGGAGCATGAGGCGCTGATCACGCCGAGCGGCGTGATTCTGGTCAACCGCAAGACGGGCGAAGTCTTGCCGTGAGGGATTGGCTGGCGCGAAAAGGTTTCGTCCCCCATGGCTCAGGCTATCAGGGGGACATAGGGCCTTATCGCATTCACGTCCGTCCGTATTTGGACGGGCGGGAATGGGAGGCCGTCGATCCGGTGACGTCGGTGATGGGCCATGGGGCTACGCCGCAAGAGGCGTTGCTCGACCTCATCGAAAGCATGGAGTCGCGGAAAGCCCGCCTGAATGCCATGCTTCGACTAATGCGAGAGTTCGTTATCGAATGATCTCGAAAGCCTGATTCCGGTTCGCAAAGAACGGGTCTCGGATGGCGACGAGATTTAAGTTCTGGTACACGAAGAACTGCGACGGCGATCCGGTATCGAACAATTGATCGTCGGTCAAGCCCGCAACGGCTTGGTCCTCGGCTACGGTTCCGGGAATAACGCGGTTCGCTTCCCAATTCAGAGGGAAGTGCATGGACCAATCCGTTTGGATGGTCATGCTAATCGACGCCGTGTAGAAGTAATCGTCGGCATTTTCGTCGTAGGCTTCTTCGGCCTCGCCGCCCATGCTGACGTTAATGATCTCGATACCCTCGCCGGATAAACGCCCGCGCAAATCTGCATACAGGAACAAAAGCGTCCGGTCGGTGACCTCACCCGTAGCGAGAACGTCGCGGGTCATCAGGTCCATATCGACGTTGAGTTCCCAACGCCCGCCGTACTCCAAGGCACAAGCCTCGCGGGTACGTCCAACCACGACGGTCATAATGTCGCCGTCTTGAACCCTTCGGCCAAAGGCCAGCACCACGCCAGGAATTGCATGATTGTTCGAGCCGTTCTGCGTGATCAGAAAAGGTCCACGGCTTTCGCCCGCATAACGGTAATCAACGGATAAGTAAGTATTGGAGGCAATCGGTTGAGCGAGCGTGATTTGGCCGTTAGTCGCGTCTGCTGTGTAGTTAATGCCTTCGTAGAGCAAGATATTGCCGGGCATTTCATAAACGCGAAGGCTTCCCGGATGAAAAGACCCCTGCGCGACCTCATACAAACGCGGGTTCATCGTTAGTGGGCGTTCATCGAGGATTTCAATCAGCGGGTCAACGTAAAAAACGTATTGCTCCGAAGGCGTGGGTTCGCCGTAGAGTTCACGTCTGATTTCTATGTAGTAGACACCGGGCAACGAAGGGAATACGCCGTTGTTGCGCTGAATAGCGAGCGCATCTTCGCGCACCCATTCGATTGACGTACCGTTCTTGCCGAGTACGCGGGCAAGATTGCAGTACGAAACGACGACACCCTGATAGTGATCGGCACTCAGGATTTGCGGGTTCGCGCTCGCGCCCTTGACGATGATCGCCTGTTGGGGGCGTTCTCGAAACGAGTAGCGGCCTTGAATGTTCGGCACTAACGAATCACGGTAGATCGGGTCCAAAGACCAGAACGAACGTAACTCCTGCAAGATGCGGCGTTTAACCGCCTCCGTCAGATTAGCGAACATTCAGACACCCGCTTTTATCGGCGGCTATTGATTTCCCGCAGCCAAGAAGCCATGAGCGCGCGGTTCGCTTTCGCGGCAGGCGCAATATTGGGCTCTTCGGACTTTACGACCAAACGGCTAAGTGTAGCCGCACCCTCCGCACCAGGCTGCTCTTCTAAAATCTCCGCAGGCGTCGGCGGGGTCTTGCGTACTTGGCGCATGATTTTACCGTCGCCGTGTTCCTTGGCGAAATCTTTGCCGACAGAGGGCACGTTCGTCGGCGCACCTGATTCGGCGAACTCGCGGGTTTCGCGCTTTTGCGGATTGTCGAAGAATTGTCCCTCGGCAGAGGGAGCGACAGGATGAGCCGCGCGACGTCCCATGACCGCAGGCCACGCGGAAGCGGGCGCACCCAACACCTGCTGAAGCAGATATTGATTCGACTCGTGGGCGTTAGCCGTAGCCGCCAACCAATCGTCCAAACCCAAAGGCATCGGATATCTCTCGTTCGGCCAACTGTTGCTCACGATTGAGAGTGCGTCTTGCAACTCGCCCTCGGACGTCAAGCCGCGCTGGAAGTGGCACTCGTGCGAGCACCAACGACCGACCATATCGCAGATCATGTTGAGAGAGACTTCGAGGTCAACGGCCTCAATGCCGAAATAGCCCACGAGCTTTTCGCCAATCGCGTCGATCTCTTCCTGCACGCCCTCATAAAGCCGTTGAAAGAGCAAATGGTTGCCGTAGTACGCGGGACCACGAGTCTGCCAATGGCTCGTCTGGTATGACAAATACTGCGCGCGAAGAATCGCCAGCACAATGCGGAGCATCGGCAGCACTTCCTCACGGATCGCAGGATCGAGATAAGCCTTGCGCTTCATTTCACATCCCTTAGAAAGTATCAGCCCTTGAACTTGTCGCCGTACTTCTCTTTATTCGCGGCCCAATCGTCTTGAACGGACTTGGGCTGCGTCTTAAGCCACTTCTCGAAACCCGCCGTATCGCCCTCGGCGAAACGAGCCTCACGGCGATTGGCAAAGCGCCACTTCTTCAGCATCGCCATACGGGTCATATCGAGCGGGGGGCCGAGTTCCCCATCCATCTGAGCGTCTTGAAGTTGCTCGAAGTTTTCCTGCGTGAAATGGTCGTCCATCCACGGCTCGTCGCTATCCAACGTCTCAAGCGGGCCACGAACAGGCTGACCGATTTCGTGAGCGTCAAAGTTAGCACGGCGGCGCGCAGCAATCTCAATGGGAAGTTTCATGCGAATCTCCTAGATAAAGACGTCGTAGCCGACCTGACCCGTGATGGTCGCGCCAGCCTGCACGGTGAATCCCGTGATAGTCTTGTTAGTGATACGAAGCGGAGCGAAGATGCTCGGCGAGAGTTGAACGCGGTAGTTCGTATTCGACAAAGGCGTGGCGAATACGACGTCCTTGTAAGTCTCGGCGGTGAAAGTTAGGATGCCGTTGATTGCACTTACGAGGGCCAAGATCGACTCCACTTCAGAAGTCGCCGCGCAAATGTCGTCGGTGACTGATTGCGGCAATCGAGTGTAAGGGCTGACCACCATGCCGTAGCGATCCGTGATTTCACGAACGTACACGCGGCCTGTGGTCGCGTCCGCGCCAATCGTGAACGTGAAATACTCGGGGGGCACACCCGACCGATACACGAACTCCGATATGACGAGTGACGCGGACATTCACCAAATCCCCGACGTTTCGCAGCCGTGTTTCTGGAACCAAGCGTCAAGTTCAATCAAGCCGTCACGATTGGACGACCAGACTTCAAGACGGTCGAAGCCGACCTTCACGCCCAAATCGGTAATCGGTTTGACCGAACCGAGTTTCAAACGCCCATCCCGAAATGACCGGAGCATGGTCGGAAGATTCTTGATTGGGTTCGCAGGCTGGTAGACCGTGAGCCTATATTCATCGCGCACGTTTGAATCTAGCCAACGGGAGGCGATCTTACGGGCGAGGTCTACTACTTTAGTAGGGGCTTCATCTTTCACGCTATCCGCGATTCAATAAACGGTCTAGCGTTAGGCGATGACGTAAATCATCGGATCATTCCAAGCACCACGTTGAACCTGCTTCATAATGTTCAAGTGCGCGGCGACGTGCTTGAAAAGCAGCACATAGTTATCCATGCCTCGCATTCCCTCAAGCGCACGCAAAGTACGGAAGAACCGATGGCGCACATAACCTTGAGTCACATCCAAACTGCGAGCAACCGTGCTTTGGCACGTTGACTCGATCATTTCGAGCATAATGCGAACGTCAACGGGGTCCGAGATTACGGATCGAAGATCGAACTCGATTCGATCCTTGTCATACTCGGGCATCGTAAGCACATACTTAATGCGTGTAGCCGCCCGACGTAAACGATAGCAAACAGTCGGTTGGCTCACACCGAAAAGATCAGCGATTGCAGATTGGCGCAGGCGTTGAAAAAAATAAAGCTCTAGGTAGTCGGCTTCTCGCGGGTGCAGATAGGCCAGCGCGTCTCGCACCTTTGAAAAGTCAGCGGCGCGGTCTTCACGCAACGCCTCGACGAAGGTTAAATCCGAAGCGGAGAGTGCGTCGTCATTGGAGAACACCGCTTCAATGTCAGCGGGGTCCATGATCACATGGCTATTCCAGAAACTATCACTCATCGTCGTACCCCCTATATAACGGGTCCGCGTCGGAATCCTGTTCATAGTAGTTGGGATAAATGTCTGAAGGTGAGTCAAAACCCAACACACCGTCAGCGGGACGAAGTGAATAGCGGGGGAAAACGCGGATCGTCTCTATTGTCCGCATTTTGATAAGCACGAAAGCGTCGTCACCGTGTATATCTATGACTTTGCCAGTTAACCCACGATGCAGTCCGTCGTGAACGCGAACTTCGCTGTTGATTTCGATCTCGCGCGAGATCATCTGGCGAAGTCGTGTTTGAAGGTCCAACACGGACTTATTCGGCACGGGCGTTAATACGCGGATCACGCCGGGACGATTCTGAGACAGGACGGTTTTTACGTTCGGGCTTTTATTGTGAAGCCCGAAGTACGTCGTGTCAGGTAGTCCCGTAGCAATGAAAGCATAGCCTTCGATTACATTGATGACCGAACGACGCTTGTGCCGAACGATCACCGTGTAGGGGACGAATATAGGATGGTCGTCGGGACAATCCAAAACGCTGCGGAGGTGCGATTCTAAACCGCCTTCTTCCGCGAGCCGTTCCCCTGCGTCTGTTAGTTCTACGACGACCCAAGTAAGATCGTCACGTTGATCCCGTTCCCGCACCCGTTAATCTCCGATAATGGAAACCGACGAGGTTGCGGAAAGCATCGGCGTCAAGTGCCGATACAGGAATCGTGGCCGTAGATTGCGTGCGACGCTTTGATGCACCGCCGCCAACAGCACGCGGATCGACTTGAACAACAGCGTTTGCAGAGGGCTTTGGTGCATTTATGCCTACATTACCCGCAGGCATAACTTTTTCGGGCACCGCTGTAAAAGTGGACGCGGCTTTGGCGACGGTAACGACAACCGCCTCAGAAGAAACGCCATGAACGATGCCGTTGTGAACAGCCGCAGCATCCAAAAGAAGCGTGTGCGGGGTCGGACGTTTCGGTGGTGCCGAAAAGCGTGAACTGATCGCAAGTAACTGCGCGCCCTTTTCGGCAAGGGCTTTGATTCGGTCCTGCGCCCAATGCGCCTGAATCTTACCGACGCCCAAATGCGCGCGATACGCCGTTAAAGAAGCCTCGGCCAATCGCTCATACGCCGAAGTCGGGCTAGTCGAATCCGCAAGTGCCGACGCAGCACGAGCGACCGCTGCTTGGTCCAGCCCTATCGCGTCGAGCAAGTCTAGGACCAGATCATTTGAACCCAAGCCTAGATATGACGTGACGTTCGTGCGGGTGGCAGAACCAAGCACGGAAACACCCTCAAGCGTCTTGAGCGCGTCCCGAATATGGCATTCCGTAACCTCGGCAATCGTCACCAAAGCATCGTGCTCATAGGTAATGCCCTCTTGAGCACAAACCCACGCCAGCCGATCCGCGATGCCCTCGGGCGTGACGGCCTTGATGACGAAAGCCGGAGCGCAACGTGAAAAGATGGTCGGCTGCATCTTTTCAGGCTCGGTCGTACAGAAGATGCAGACGAGTTGCTTATCTTCCGTGCCCGAAATGCAATCTTCCATCGGCTTGAGCACCGCGTCCAACGCGCTTTTGCTCAACCGATGGGATTCGTCAAAGAGATAAATGCGCCGCTTGCCCGAAAAAGATGAATACTGAATATCCTCGGTGATCTTCAGCATATCCTCTTTGGTGGACTTCGTGGCCGCATCGAGTTCGGTGAAGCACTCGTGCTGCTTGCCCTGCAAGATCGCAAGGCAGGACTCACAAGCGTCACACGGTTCACCGTCCACGGGTGCAGAGCACAAAAGGGCGCGTGCAAGGATGCGCCCCATGGTCGTCTTGCCGGACCCATGCTGCCCGCAAAAGACGTAGGACTGATGGTAGCCCTTACCCTCTTTGAGCAGTTGGCGCAGAATCAGAACCGACGACTCTTGACCGAGTACGTCGCTGTATTTGCGTGGCCTATAACGGGTATCAAGGGCCACAAAGGGCTCCGTTCAGGTCAGTCGTCGGAACCGAAGATTTCTTCGACGGGCGAGGACTTGTCCCCACCATCGCCCTCGTCCTTCGGGAACCACATACCGTACCGCTCGATGTTGTCGCGGAACGCAGCGATGTCAGGCTTGGCAATCGAGCACTTCGGCTCGGCGGTCTTGGGGTCTTCTTCGCAGCGGCAAGAACAAAGCAAATGGTCAAGCAAAGCCTCGCGCTTCACATTGTCCAACTCGTTCTCCCAAACGTCCGCGCCGATTTCGAGCATAAACTTGTAAGACGTGTTGCCGATGGCATTCGCAATCGGCGCAACCTTGCGGCTCGTGCCGAGCGTCACCTTGCCGCCCGACTTGCCCGCCTTATCGCGGAACACGACCACAATCTCATCGACTACGAGAACCAAGTCAGGGTGATTGTTCGCCACCAGCCGCTTGATAATCTCGTGAACGTCCTCGCCTGCTTTCCAAAAATCAGCCATGAGTCAAACTCCCATTCAAGTATGAAGAAAAGGCCGAACGCAAAGCGTCACGGCCACCAGAGTCCCAAATCTCGCCTGGGTCTTTGCCGCCTCGATATCGCACGACGCGGACGTTGACATTTACACGCTCTAGCATCTGCTTTGCCCCCTTATGAAACGCGCCCGTGCTATCAACACGGCCCTCGGCCATGCCACGTCCGGTCGAGTCTTCATCGAAGCACAAGTAAGCCGTCGCGCCACGTTGCAAAAATCGAGATAGAAACTGAGCGTGCGAATAAGACAATCGGGCACCGCCGCAAGCCAAAGCCACACCTTGCGTGACGTGCGCGATTGCGAGGTCGAAAATACCTTCGACTAACCAGACGTCAGCGCCGGACCAGATACGTTGCATGGCCGTATGATTCATGCCCGAAAACGTCGCGGTCCATTTCGACGGCGGGAGATAATGCTTCATCACCGCCTTTTCACCCTGCCACTTGCGAAACTCAACGCCAAGTAACTTGCCCGAAGGTGCCCACAAGGGAATCGTGAGCCAACCCGCCACGGCGTCACCATGCGCGCCAAAGCGTCGAGTAAACTCCGCGTCCGGACTCGGTTCTTCAGGTGGAATCCAGACGCCCACCCTGCACTCTTCCAATATGGATTGCGGCAACCCACGGCCAAGGCAATAGCCTTCGGCTTCCTCGGGCATTTCAAACGCCGAGTTAATAAGTGCCTGTTGCAACCAGATCACGGGCGAACGATGCCCATTCCCCGTGAGGCATTGTGAACGACTATTGCCGCCCAATCGCCTTCGCAAACAAATGCCGTGCCCAAGTATTTACGGTCTGCGGGCACAAAGACGTGCGTGACGGATTCAGGAAGCCACGGCGCGTTTTCACGGTCCAACACGTCGTACTCCGTAAAGTCATACTCGGCCAAACGTGCTTCGGCCTCGGCTAACGTCTTTACGGCGCAGCCCCATTCGTTTTCGTCCGATGCCTTGAGTACGGCGTCTACAACCTCGGCAAACAACGCCGTTGGCGTGGATTGCCGAAGGGCAGCACGAACGCATCCGGTCTTTGGGAAAGCCTGAGCAACCCAAGCGAATGCCCTAGTCGTAGAAATCAGATAAGGGCCGGACTCTTGAGGAACAGGAGCCTCAAGAAATAAAGGACGTCGCCCTTTGCCGCCAAAAGCCAAAGGCTCAATGTGCAGCAACGCTGGATTCACGACTTCTTCCAGATACGATCTATGAACGCCGTGAAAACCAACGCTATCGGACGCAGCCAAGCCATAAAAGCGTTAGGCTTCGGCACGGAAAGGCGGGCAACCTCGGACTTGAGCGCGTCAATCTCGGCTTGCTTTGATCGCACTTGCTTATTCGCCAGACTCAAATCTTCTTCGAGCACGACGATTTCTTCGGCTTGTGCTTTTAGATCAGCGGCCATTTCTCCGTGATCCGCTAAACGGTCTTCTAGTGCGCTTTTCACCACGTCGGCGTCACTAACGCTCGTAACCCAAATGGGTACGCCTTCGACCTCACCCGCAGAATAGGGGTCGGGGTATTCGGCACGATCATCGTCAAGCGACCAAATCAACGCGGCTACGTCGCTATACTTGGCGGCGATTTCACTCGGCGGGGATTTCTTGAAAAACGACTTGACCTGATTACGGGCATTGTCCGGCGTGTGCAGGGCTTCGTAGAACGAACAGCCCACGGCCCGATCAGCAAAGCGCGTGTCACAGGATTTGCCCTTCTTCGGACAATCCGACGATGCACAGAAACCAACCTTGCCGAATCCGGCGAGTTCTAATTGGCGATTGTGCGCGCAGTTAGAGGGCTTGATTGCCAGCAAGTCCTCGATCTCACGCTTGGCGTGCCGAAACTGAACCTGCTTGAGTTTGTGGGCAATCTCGGCTTCGGTTTTCATCGGCGCACAACTTCCTTAAAGGTCGCCTCGCCGTCTTTTTTGTGAATCCGATAAGCCAAGTCCGCTTCTTCGACAAGCGTTTGGCTATGGGAAACCGCCAGAATGTCGATTCCAAGACGCTTAGAGAGCAAGCGTAAGAAACGCCCAACTCTCGGAACGTAATGCTCGGCAACAGCGGCTAGGGATTCATCGAGCAAGATCAAGGGCCGAAGCCCCCGCCGATGGGTGACGACGATTCGTAGCAAAACGGACTGAACGGTGGCGATGGAACCGCCATAGGCATCTACGCTAGACCCTTCAATCATCCCCCCTGCATCAACTTGAGTGGTGATTAGGTCTACGGACACCTTACCCCGCTGCACGTCCACTTCGGAACGGACGGACAAATGCAGGTCGTCAAACACCGCGCCCAAACCTTCGGTGAGCAGGTCTTGAGCGAGTTTTGCGTTGTCCACGACCTCGCGGTCGATCAATGCACGAAGCACGTCCGCGACTCGGGAGAGGATTTGATCCTCGGATTCCAAGTGAGCGATGCGCGCCTCGACCTGCCCCATTTCAGACAAAGACGCCGCACGAATCCCTGAGACTCGTGCGGCGTCCAAGCGAAGGGCGTCGAGTTTTTGGATTAGTTCTTCCACACCAAAACCGCGAAGTAGTCGGTGGCACCCACCTCGGCGGGGTCCTTATGACGCACGCCGATAAAGCCACCCTTACCACGACGGTTTACACCCAACTTCAACTCGGCTACCCCGAAAGCGTCGGCAATCGACTTCAGGTAGTTATGCCCAACGGTGAAGCCGTCGGCGAAAGCGTCACCGTTGACGATATCGCCCTTGACCGTGATCGGGTAATCGTCCTCACCGCCCGCATCGGAAGGCATAGAAGCGATCACACGACCGTCGAGATACCGCAAACGAATCGTCTCGTGGTTCTTCGGCGCGGACGCAGAAAGCACGCTGACCGCAGCCTTGAAGTCCACCAAATCCAACACGAATGAGGATTCGTCGTCATTGTCCGGATTCACGTCGAGCTTGGGGAACGGCGCGTTCGGGCGGCTGATGCCGATGTAGCCGCCGTCAACACGGCGAATGAACGCACACGCGCCACCACCATCGTTCGCAGACCGCTCCGACGTAAGCAGCGTCACGTCACCGTTGAGCGTGTCTTTAAGCGACAGGAACTTCGTGAGGGTCGGGATATCCTTGCCCGGAATCCGCATATTCAACTCGGGCATGGCAACGCGAACGTGCGACAACGCGCGGCGGTCAGTCGACCAGAGCGTGCCGTTGATTGCCTCGATTTGGCAAATCTCGGGCTTCTGCGTGTCGTCGGTGGACACAAAGCACTTCGACACGTTAATCGCGCGATTCAGCGTAGACGGCACGATGGTCCCGTCTACCTTCGCGTCAGAGTAAAGGCGATCCCAATATGGAAACTTCGTCGGGTCGAGCGAGCGCAAACGAATCCGGCCCTTCGTGCCCTTAGCGGTCACTTCGCCGTTTGCGTCCGACGTAATCGTCAGCAAACCGTCGGCCACACCGGACAGCCACTTGTCCAGACGCCAAGCCTCGACGGTGAAAGCATCTTCGCCTTCGGACACGCACTTCAGCGGGATGCCGCTGAAAGTACGCATATCGTAGGACAAAATCTCGACTCCTGAACCCGTCTTGCGGAACAGGTAATGCGAGGACAAGTCGGTGCCAGAACCAACCGTCAGCGTGGACACCGCGAGTGCGGCCTCAAGATCAATCTTGGCTACTTCAATCTTCATTGATTCCTCACAGGGACCGATAAGGCGAAAGTGCCTTGTCGAGAGCGTCAATCTCGGCTTCAAACTTGCTCAAAGCCGCAGCGTAGGATTCCTCTAATTCGCGCACCTTGCCGTCGATTTGATCGGGGTCAATGCCCTTCGCACGAATCTCAGCCTCAACCTCGGCTAGATTCTTTTGGGCGAGTTCACGGCGCGCTTCAATCTTGTTCACTTCGTCCGCAAGGCGGTCGCGCGTTGCGAGGGCCTGCTTCAAGCGTGCGTCTAAATCCATGTTTGCCAATACACCCAAAGCAGTTAGGGGGCACCCCCTATTTTACAGGATCAAATCGCCAAATCCGTCCGGACCAGCGGCTTCTTTCGGCTTTTCTTCTTTCGGCTTGCGTCTCGCGGCGTTGAACTCGCGCTGAGTTTTACGCGCCTCGCAAACCGTCTCAAAGTCGCAGTATTTACAATTCGTCGGAGTAGGCGTCGGGTCAAACTTGCCCTTACGCATTGAAAGCCGAGCCTGCACGACGCGCTGCGCGATACCCTCCAAGTCCTCGTCGGTAAAGGGAATCCACTCAATGCCGGATTCGCCCGTCTCGTCGTTGAAAGGAAACCTGTACCAGACGAAGCCAATGCGCTCAGGCACCTGCTTATAGGACAACTTGAAAAGGAGCGCGTACCACCGCAACTGATCGGGATCGGGGTCTTTGCGCTTCGTGTTCTTGCCGTCGAGAATGGTAAGCCCATTGTCGTCACGGCGAATAATCAAGTCGGCACGGCCACCGACCTGCGTGTATTGGTCAATCCACCCGACTAGCCCAACCTCGGCCTTCGCGTAAGGGCCAATGAACTTGTGAGCCTTCATCGTCTTGAGATAACCGAGAACCGCGTCCTTACAATGCTGAAGCATCTCAGAACGGGTCAACTCCATCTCACGGTAGTCCATGAAGTTTCGCGGGTCAGACTCTTGCCGCTCCCATTCACGGTCGACGATGTTCAGCAAAGTGGCCGAAAGCGTTTTCGGGTCTTTGTAGAGTTCATCATTATACATACGCTCAATGGCGTACTGAATCACGGTGCCCATGACCGCGTGATGTCGCGGACTCGGCTTTTCCGTCATGGGCTTAGGCTTGCCTGGCCCACCACCACAATCGATCCCATCCCACCCGCGCGACCACAGGAACTTCTGCGGGCACGTCTCGTACAGCGCGAAACTCGACCAATAGATCGTGCTATTCTCGTTCATAGGCGTATTCTACGCCTTTTCCAAATAAGAGAGAACCCGCTCACGGACGTTTTCAGGAATGTCCGGCATTTCGCGCACGCTATCGGCTACGGACTTCGCGCCGTCCAACGGCTGAAGCGCGTCCCGAATGCGGCCCACGAAAGCGTCCATTTCTTCTTGTCGACGAACTTGGCGGTCACGCTTCTCAAGATCGAAAATCTGCTCGGGCGTTGCCACGCGCAATCGAACAGTCGTGACCTCTAGCGGCTTGCCCTTTTCGCAGGTGAAAATCGCGCAAGCAGGAACACGGCTCAGGTCGTCTTGGGACAGCGAGCCTCGGGTCAGGCTCCCGATGTTCACGAATGTCTTGCCGCCGATATGCTCAACGCCTTGGTCTTTATGCCAATGTCCGAAGGCGTATAAGTCAGGCGCGGTGTCGAGCAAGTCGGCGTACTTGATAATGTCCTCGCCCTCGAACATCGTGCCGCCTTGCTTTGACGCGAGCACATGGGCGATGCAGATCAAAAAGTCCTCGTCGCCCCGCTGAATCGACGTAAAGCGGGTCAGGTCATACGTCGTGCCGTGATAGGGAATACCGACAACACGGACCTTCAAACCGTCTTGGAAGAAAACAACTTCGTGTTGGTCGTACAGCGGACGAAAAACCCCTGCGGCGTAAAGGACGCCAAGGGGCTGTTGCGGCAAGAACGCATAGTCGCCGTAAATCGAATCGTGATTGCCAGGAACGCAGTAAACCGGACACGGATAATCGGCATGGTGCTCGACGGTGCGCCGGACGAGTTCATGCGAGTTTCGAGTAGGCGACTTGATATGGAAGAAGTCACCACCGTCGATAATGGCGTGGGCGTTGACCTTGCGCGCTACGTCTCGCACTTGGCCTAACTTGTCGAACACCGTGTTCGCCCAATCATCGGTGCGAGATGCGGGCGGGCGGTCAGACAAATGCACGTCAGTTCGCCACACGAGTCGAATCACGAATCACCAAATAAATCGAACACGGATTCACTAGATTCCTCTGATTCACCCGAAGAAACCGGAGGAGATTCACCACGAATCCTAGATTCGGCTAACTTTACATACTCAGGATTTAGTTCACAACCAACAAAGTTACGGCCAAGACGGAGGGCTACCGCCCCCGTCGTGCCCGAACCCGAAAATGGGTCTAGCACGAGTCCGTCATTTGAACTTCCAGCGAGAATCATCGGCTCTATTAATTCTTCGGGGAAAGTAGCGAAATGTGCGCCTTTATAGGGCTTCGTCGTGATCGTCCAGACGGAACGGCGGTTGCGCGTTTCGGCAACGGTCACACCATCCGGCCGCAAGAACCCTCTGCGTGTCTGTCCATGCTTGCCCATCTGCGCGTTCTTACCGTTGTTGTTTAGAACCGTCGCGCCCGCGTGGATCGCAGGCTCTGCAATAGCGGCGGCATCGTAGTAGTACCGCTCGGACTTCGCCAAAAGAAACAGGTATTCGTGCGCCTTCGTGCAGCGGTCGGTCACGCTTTCCAGCATCGGGTTCGGCTTCGACCAGATGATGTCCTGCCGCAGATACCAACCGTCCGCTTGCAGGGCGAATGCTACGCGCCACGGGATGCCGACGAGGTCTTTGGGTTTGAGGCCAGCAGGGATTGATCGCGCTCGAATCCGCTGGCCGGTGAACCCTCCAACCTTTGATAAATCTCCCGCGCCAGTGTTCGCATACGAATCCCCCAGATTCAGCCACAGCGTCCCGTCGTCCCGCAGCACCCGCCGCACTTCCCGGAACACCTCGACCAGATTGGCGACGTAGTCTTCCGGCGTGTCCTCAAGGCCGATTTGACCATCGTGACCGTAATCTCTCAAACCCCAATACGGAGGCGAAGTCACGCAAGTATGAACTGATTTCTCGGGCATCGACTTTAGAGACTCGATGCAATCCCCGATGTAAATCGTCGCTGAGTTTCGATTATCACCGAAACCATGACTCAAAGTGATTTTGTTGCTGATTTGGGTCACGAATCACCAAATAAATCGAACACGGATTCACTAGATTCCTCTGATTCACCCGAAGAAACCGGAGGGGATTCACCACGAATCCTAGATTCGGCTAACTTTACATACTCAGGATTTAGTTCACAACCAACAAAGTTACGGCCAAGACGGAGGGCTACCGCCCCCGTCGTGCCCGAACCCGAAAATGGGTCTAGCACGAGTCCGTCATTTGAACTTCCAGCGAGAATCATCGGCTCTATTAATTCTTCGGGGAAAGTAGCGAAGTGCGCGCCTTTATAGGACTTGGTCGTGACCGTCCACACGGAGCGGCGGTTGCGGGTTCCCGTGTCGCCCCAGATGCGCTCTCCTGTTTGGCAATTGTTAGTGCCGCACCCGTCGTGCCACCCCTCAGAGGATTTATCCCTCGGCTTCGTCGGCGCACTTGAGGCGCTTTCCTTCACCGCCTCCGCGTCGTAGTAGTACCGCGCCGACTTCGCCAGCAGGAAGATGTACTCGTGCGCCTTCGTGCAGCGGTCGGTCACGCTTTCCGGCATCGGGTTCGGCTTGTGCCAGATGATGTCCTGCCGCAGATACCAGCCGTCAGCCTGCAACGCGAAGGCAACACGCCACGGGATGCCTACGAGGTCTTTGACTTTCAACCTATCTGGCCTGCCCGGCTTGAACGAGTTGGGCGGAATAGCGGTTTCCACGGTTCCCCAACCCTTGCCTTCTAAATCCTCGCTGCGAGTTGACCACCATGAACTTTTGCGTTTTGCGCCCATTCCCCAGTTGCTTGCATACGAGTCCCCCAAATTCAACCACAGCGTCCCATCATCCCGCAGAACGCGCCGCACTTCGCGGAACACCTCGACTATCTTAGCGACGTAGTCTTCCGGAGTGTCCTCCAAGCCGATTTGACCATCGTGACCGTAATCTCTCAAACCCCAATACGGAGGGGACGTCACGCAAGTATGAACTGATTTCTCGGGCATCGACTTTAGAGACTCGATGCAATCCCCGATGTAGATCGTCGCTGAGTTTCGATTATCACCGAAACCATGACTCAAAGTGATTTTGTTGCTGATTTGGGTCACGAATCACCAAATAAATCGAACACGGATTCTTCCGGTTTGATGCAATGCGGGGAGAACCATATAACCTCTTTGGTTGCGTTCTCGTACCCCTTTTTGTTTTGATTCCCGTACCCGCCTGAAGCCTTCCAACGATACGGAACCCAACCTTCTCGTAGCAGGGAATCGTGCTCATCATATCCACAAAGAGCGACACGCATATCATCCCGCGTGCCGGACTTTATGGCCCAATCACGAACTTGGGATGCAATACCATTGCCCATCCCACCCGAACCATAATCCATAGTGCCCGTGTCATAGGGTGGATCGAGGAAAACCCCGCAAACCCCCATACCAAATGGGACGGAATCTCCGGTAACACGAGTCCAATCACCCGAGCAAACGCGAACCTTACGCAATCGAGCGGCAAGCTCATTAAAGTAAAGAGTTAGTGCGTCTTTACCCATATATGATCTAAGAACGCCTTTACCAGATCCCCCATATTGGGGGATCTGGCAATTTATGCCTTGCGTACCGCTCAAACGGGGAATCTGGCGTTTTATGCCTTGCGTGCCGCCACTAACTTTCCCAAAACCATCCCCCTTACGAGTCCAAGGGCCATTACCCGTACACCAACCCGTGCCAATCCATGCGGAGATACCCCAAACACACCAACCTGCGGCTTTCACATCGAACCATTCCGGATCGAGGATGAGCCGATCTGTAATGTCCTCTTTGTGCTCAACAAGCCATAAATGACGAGCATGGAGATCGCACTCATTTACGGGCCAATCCGCAAAATGCGCCACCGCTGCGGGGTCTGCCTGAACAGCCCGCCAGAAGTTACATAATAGGGCATCTTTGTCGTTGACCGTTTCAATGCCATGAAACGGTAAAGGACGCCCTAGAAGAACGGCACCCGAGCCAAAAAAAGGCTCAACGTAAGATCGAACATCCCCGAATCTACGCCACACTTCAGCGGCTACTTTACTCTTCCCACCGAAGTATGGGAAAGGGGCTTCTAACGTGTTGCTCAATGGAATTACCCTCGGGCATTTTTTGGGTGCGGTTTCAATACGCGATCTGCGCGATAGCGCAGATCACTTGAAAGTTTTTCGAGCGGTTCTATGGCTCCGATTTTTTCCAGACCCAAATCGGCTCGCAAAAACTGCTAAACAGGGCGTCGGAGCCTATTGCTTGCCGATCACTAGGACGAACAGGTAAGCGCAATCCAACCGCACCCTGATAAACGGCATTGGGCAGCGTTGTGATAAAGTCGTTCATGGGATCACAAATGCTGTTTATCAAACGGATAAACCCGCCTTCTTCACGCTCATCTGCACGGACGTCTGCAATGTTGACGCACAAGTGCCCGCCAACTTTCAAGTTATCCCAAGCAAGTGCTAAGGTCTTGAAAAGAAAGTCCTGCAACCATGCGTCCAAACGCTTGTATCTGATCCATGATTGCGTTTGATCTTTGGTGTAGCGTTCTTTGTCGAAATAGGGCGGCGAAGTGAAAGCAATATCGAACGGCCCGTCCAACTGCGTCAAGTCCTCGGCAGGACTGCATATCAGGTTGCACGTCTTTGGTGTGAACGTGCTGAACCAATCGAACAGGTCACCGTCGAGGTTTCTATTGTAGGCTTCGACTTGGGCCGCATAGCCGCCATGCAGACGGAAGTTCGGATCAATGCCCGTGTAGTGCGTAACCTTGTCGCACGCGAGCGCCGCTGATAACCGATCACCCCAACCCGCAGACAAGTCCAGCACACGGCCACCACCATAAAGGTCATACACGGCTTTCGCAGCCGAAGGCCGGAACTGCGCGGCGACATACTTCCTAATAGAGCCTGCGGTCCTGATCTCAGAAGGGGTTATCTTTGTTACCCCGAAAGAAAACAAAGCCTTGAATAAACCCCTCCGCAGCGATGGTGTCGCCCAACTCCGCAAAGCAGAAGGTGATGAAGAAAGATCAGTAGCGTTTCTGTTTGCCTGATGAAAGTAGTCAGAAGAACGTGCGCCGACGTTGCTACGGTCGATATACAAATCCTGTTTGTGATACGAGTAGGGGAAATCAGTTTCCCATGGCTCGCGCTTCAACAATAGCCGCGTATCAAGACTTCGCAGCCGCAAGAAATCAGTCGTAGCCTGTTCAATCGTCGTATGCCGCATCGGATATGGCATACCAGACTTCTCGACTGCTTCTTGAAGCAGGTCGATGATTTGATCCTGAGTGAGCGTGGCGTTCAAATCGGACCACAAAGGCTCGTCGATATCGAACTCTTGTCCCCTTACTAGGGATTCCCAAGTAATCACGTCGCGTGCCCACAAGTCGGGCACTCGCCCATCGCGTGCAAAGCGTCATGTGCTTCTTGCACCGCGTTGGCGTGTTGTTCTCGGGATGCGGACAACGAATCCGTCAAGAGATTCACGTCGGTCAAACCAGACGCATATCGCATCGACCAATCCCGAATCTTGGCGACGCCCGCAGGGTACTTGGCGATCCGCTCGGCACTCGGCAACGGCGGTAAATCTAAATCCTGCGCGTCTTTTTCCAGAGTCTTTTTCAGGAGGGCGCGACGTCGCAAGTCTTCCAAACCGGACAAAGAAAAAGAAAAAAGCGGCGTCGTGACGTGAAGATTATACTTATGTGAGTTACTACGCGCGTTTTTGAGGCGGGCAGCGAGGGCGGCGGCGGCGTGAGATTCGTCGGCGGCGGTTTTAGCCGAGCACGCGCTCGAATCAGGGACGCTTTTAGCCGTAAATCCCGCGATTGGCGCTAAATCCTCGCGGGATTTACGGAGCCTTTCGGCTAAATCTTTCAGGCTGGCGATCTCGCGGGCCATATTTCGCAGCGCGTTCAAGTCCACCGTGTTGATGCCCTCTAACACGGTGTCCAAGCCGTCGAACTTCTGAGCACGCTCTTGCAAGCGGGTCATATCCGCACGGCGCACCTTGATTTCCGAAGCGATGGTCCTGCGGTCGGATTCACTCGCCCGAAGCGCGTCAGACAACTTGCCCACGCGCTCCACGTCCGAAAGAGCCTCGGCCACGACGGAACCCGGACGGTCTACCAAAAACAGCGTGCCGTCAAACTGACGAGCAATCTGCGGCCATAGGCCATCGGAACCCGCGCTAATCTCGCGCACGCCCAAAGCCTCAACCTCGGGGGGCACGCCACGACCGACGCCTTCGAGCGCCTTGCCGTCTAGGACATAGCGATTGATCGCCTTGCCCTTGCCCTCGGGTTTTTCGTTGCCCTTTTCCCAAGTGAGCGTATGCCCATCGTCGAACGACAGGTCAACGGTCAAATGGGCCTCGCCTTTACGGACGAGTGGGCCAGCGGGTGCGTTCGTGAACGCACCACGAACGGCGCGCAAAGCCGCCGTCTTGCCAGAATTGTTCGGGCCTGTGATTACCGTCAGGCCGGAAACACGAATCGTGGCGTCTTTGATCGACTGAAAGTTTCGGACACGAACACGGAAAGGCATGGACTATATTACGCCGATGCGTTGCCGGAACGTGCCCTCTTTAGACGCGCGGCCCACCATCGCAGACGATTTTGCGTGCTCGGCGGGACGTAAGCGAAGTCGCCATGAAACGGCACCTGTTGACCACCACGGTCGCTATTCCAATGCGCGTCCGCACGCTCGACCGTATCGACGAAGGCTTCCACGTCGAAAGCCAACGCATCGAAACGAAGCAAGGCGTCGTGATAATGGGCCTCGGCGTCTTTAGCGGCCTGCACCAAACCGACCTTCGCCAAATGATGCCCACCGTCGCCGTTTAGAACGGCGAGCAGATTCCCAACGGCGGCACGGCCTTCAGGCGTGTTGAGTTCTTCGGCGAGCGTCAAGTCGGGCATAGGTCACTCGTCCAAAAGACCGCTAACTTCGCCCATGAGGTCGCCTTGCGGCTCGTCCTCACCAACGACGGGCTCGTAATCCTCGTCCTCGACAAACTGCTTGGCCGATTCACCGCTGCCGAGCACCGGACGAACAATCGAGTCGATCAACTTGAAATCGGCGGCGTTATCGACCATGTGCTGCCGCATTTTCTCAATGCCCTGCAACTTGATCGCAGAACCATCGGGCTTGGTCCAAGTGAACCAGCCCGCGCCTTGCTTTTTAATGAAGCCGTGCGAGATGGCGATTTCCAGAATCGACCTGATATTATCAACGCCTTGACCGCCACGCAGGTAGAAGATTTCCTCACGACCCTGCGACCGAGACATCTTGCACTTGACGGCCTTGACCTTGACGACGGAGCCGGAGACTTTATCTTCGACCTTGTGCGTCAGGTTGTTCATTTCCTTCGTGTTCTCGTATTGCACGCGACGCAATTCAAGACGAACGCTGGCGTAGAACTTCCAAGCGTTACCACCTTGGGGCTTGGTGCTCGGGCCATGCCCCATCTTGCCGATTTCCGCACGGATTTGGCTGATGCCGATGACCGCCGTACCCGAACGCGCGATGATGCGCTTCAGGTTGGGCAATTCCTGTGACCAAACGGCTTGCACTTCACCGACCTTGCCTTGCTCGGCGGCGTCGTTCAGGTCACGGTCAGTCAAACGCCGTGGGATCGCCGCACCCACCGAGTCAAACACGATCAAGTCCACACCAGCGGCGGCGTAAATCAGCGCGTACTTGATACCGTCTTCGAGATTGTCCGGCTGAAGCAACTCAAACTTGGTCTCATCGGTGACGGGCACGCCAAGGGCCATGGCGTAATCGGGCACAATGTCGTTTTCCCAATCTATGTAGAGAACCGTGCCGCCCTCACGACAAACCTGAGCCGCAGCCGAGAGCGCAATCGAGGTATTGTGCGTCACAAACCCATTAGCGATGAAAGAAGCAGACTTGCTCATTGCAAAATCAAAAGTCGGCTCTGGATCATTCTCAGTCACCGACTCAACACGATCATAGTAATAGTTTGCGTGTTGGATCTCACGAAGGCGAGCCAAAAGAATACGATCACCACGACCCTCTAAAGCCGAGAGAATCAGGTCAAGTCGATTATAAGTGAGTCTTGCACGGGGATTCGGACCCATGTAATCGGCCATCAAATGATGGTCTTCACGAGTCGTTGACGACAACGACCTGTAAAGGTCCTGAAGTAAGCCACCGACATTGGGGATAGAGTCGTGATTAGTGCCCCCTCCGGATGCAGGTTGACACATGAAAGTCTCATGCTGTCCCGCACGAGATTTCGAGCGGGTGCCAATCTTACGAATGAACTTACGAGCCTCTTCGCCATCAACCCGCAAGACCCAATAATCATTGTCGGGGTAAGCGGCGACTTTTTTCTCGCGCAAGATGCTGATGATCCCCAGGCCAAGCAAAACCATCTTTACTTCATCCAAGAGTAAGCGGCTTGCAGAGGAAACTTCAATACCACTATGATCGACTGAGCACTCGCAATCAAAGTAGCCTTGAAGAAAAGCAATCATGCTTCGATCATCAAAGCATCGAATCTTCCGACCAAGATGCTTTTCAGGACTATTACAAGGGACCCAACCAAGGTCCGAATAGAAAGTCTGGACGAATTCCTTGCCGTTGAAGTTATAGCTCACGGACCCAGGACTGCGCTCATTTGGGTACGCCAGCGCGGGGATACCCAAAAGAACGGGCATACGGTTTTCGATGAAATGCTTAATGTCAGCGTCATTATTCGTGACGGACACACGAGCGGGGTCCAAGTGGCCGTCTGCCACGATGAGACCAAGCATATATGGCGTGTCAAGGTCCGTAGAGGAACCCTCACCCTTAGCAAACTTTCGAGACGTGACGAGATAGTCACCAGGCTCGATCCTGCTAGTGTGCTTCCAACCCCAAAAACCGTTGGGACTCATCACCAGATGTGGGTGGTTTGCCGTACTTCGAACGGCACTACCTGAAAAAGTCTGGATCTTATACGTTGTTTTCCGATTGTTGTGCGTGAAGTGAGTCGTAGTCTCAACTTCTCCATCACGATTAAAGAGGGGGAAAGTTTTTTCGGTAGTCTGCGACTTACAAAAAGGTTCGAGCCCTTGACTTGAAAAAATCTCTCCAACCGTGAGAATCCCTTGAGGGGTATGGATGAGGGTGTCTGCGGGCAGGCATTTACCTGCGCCCTCGTGTCCCCATATCTGACTCACACGGCCACGCGGGAAACCAGGACACGGCGCAACGCCAAACGAATTCGGGATGCCGCCGATCAAATGATCGACCACAATCGAGCCGGACGAGACGTGAGGGAGTGATTCCTTCATATCGTCGGACGACATCTTGACGCGGATATTCTCGAACTCGTCCTTGCGCTTATCGAGCGCGAAAGCACGGGCTTTCGCCAATGCACCTACCGGAGTCGCTGATGCTTTAGCCATTTTGTTCGTCCTGTTGAGTCTGTTGTGACCATAGGAAAAAGCGTTCATCCTCGCGGTAAATCACGCCACGCTGGACTTCTTTGCCTGCGTTCTTACCGCGCATGAACTTCTTGATCTCCGTGAAATACTTGGCTTCCACGGTAGATAAGCCCCCCTCTAGCAACTCTGAAGAAATCAGACGCCAGAAGCGGGCCGAAAGCCGAGCGACCAAATAGGCGTCGGCCTCATTGTGGTTCCAAGTGGAACCACCTGCGTCTTTAACCGACGCATCCACCATATCCTTCTTGTCCATGACCCAACCTTTCGGGCGGGCAAGGGACTCGCGGGCATGGGCCTTGACCTGCAAGGGCGACCAGAAAACCACGTCGCAGCGTTCAGTCTTGAGGGCTTCGCACGAGTATAGAAACAACCCGTACATCCCCTCCGAAAAAAGATTGTCGAAGACGGGGAATTCTATGCCAACCCTGTCGGGCTTGACTTCTCGAATCAAAGCCCGCAGGGATTCGCGTTGCGCGATGTATCGGTCTACGAACGTCATATCTGCTGGCGTCTGGAAGCGTCCCCTGCGCGAGCATCGTGACGTTGAACCTATCGGATGGGAGTCGTCGTGAACTGCCCAACCGTAGTTTGTAAGCGAGGGGTCAAGCCCTAATACGATCACGGCCTGACCCTCGCATATCAAACGAGGTCGTCGAGCAGACCGTCAGCGTCCTTAGAGACGCGGCTGGAATTCGGAGAGGCAACGTCCATCCCCAACTTCTCACGAATCTCGTCAAGCGAGAGGTCGCGGGCAAGGTCACGACGGATGCCGTTCGCAATCGCGTCCACGTCGGCGTAAATGCTCTTGAGAAGAGCCTGCGCGCCCGGCTTCTCGCTCTTGCGAAGCGCGTCCATCACGGACGTATTATCCGGCGTGATGGTGATCTTCTTGAACTTGCTGTCGGTGCAAGTGATCTGCACGTCGGTCTTGACCAGCGGGAACTTGTCATTCACGCGGGCCAGAATCTCGTACTTGTCCGACGAGAAAATCCACGGAAGAACCTCGACGTCCTGCAAGCGGGACATATCAGCGTTGCCCTTATTGTCCGTGGGCCACACCGCAATCACCGTCGCAATCGCCGTCTTGGGCTTGCCGAACTCCGCGTAGGCCGGACCCTTGTAGAGAAAGTAGCCGACGCCTTCCTTGTAGATACGCTCGCAGTTCGTGAACCGCAGGTTCTTGCTGAGATTCGGCGTGCCGTCCGCGTTGTATTCCCGATACCAGACGAACGAAACCAAGTAAGTCTTGCCCGCCTCGGGGTCAAACTTCTTGGTCTTGCGATTCAGAGCCTTGTCGCCATCACCGAAACCGAAATCAACGAAACCGTCACTCATCTTCAGACTCCCTATTGGTTGTTACACCCGTTTGTCATGCCGTTATTGGCGGGACTAGCATCGGGCAAGTAGATATACGCGAAGGGGATTCAGGTCACCCCCCCTACTCAGATAAAATCGAGCAGGTCGTCGATAGATACGTCTGTGTTCTTCGCGGGCGCGGGTTCCGAAGGATCGACGTCCTCAAGCAGCGCGTCCAAATCCGTCTGATCGCCGGACGTGCCCTTGAAAGCGTCATTGACGGGCAAAGGCTCAGGCTTCTCAAAGCCCACGGCCTTCGGCTGAATCTTGCCCAAGTCGGATTCGGCCTTGCCCTCAAGCAAATCGTTGATGTCGCGCATGGTCACCGCGTCAACCGCAGGAGCCGAGTCCAAAATCTGCGCGCTATTGCCCGCTTTAGACCCCCACTTCGCACCCAAGCCGACTTCCTCTTGGCAGAGGCGAATCTGATCCTTCAGGCGACCTTGCGAATCTTTCAGATCGGTGCGCTTGGACTTGATCACGGTCATCAGGGCTTCCAAATCCTGAATCGTGATCGCAAGGCGATCTAGTTCTTCACGGCGTTCGCGCATCTTGACGGTCGCAATCGCGTCACGGTCTTTGACGTTGCGGCCCGCACGCACTTCGGGATCGTTCGCCAACATATCCTGCATGGCGAGGTCAAAATCGAGTTGCGCGGCGCGATGGGCGCGCTTGTAAAGCTGAAGCCAATGGCTCACGCGCACGAACAATTGCTCGCAGCGCGTCAAATGATCACGGCTCTCCGCGACCTTGTTGTTCAGCCGCTTGGGACCAAACTCAAGCGGGTCATTGTCGAGCGCGACGTTC